CCTCTGGGAGTCCTGAGATCTCTTCTCTTAACTCAGTAAAATACTTTAGAAGTAACTCATCAGTTTTTGTACTGGTGTAATTAATCTCCTTGAGTTCTTTATTGATATTTTGCTTGAGACTATTATACTCCCCAAGAATTTGTTTCTTGAGTTTACGGTCATCATCTTTAAACTCTTTATGATATTCCCAAATCTTCATGGATGAAGATCTTAATTCTTTCCAGATCTTATCTTTTTCTTCATCTATGCGGACATTTACTTTATCATCAAGATCTTTGACATCTGATTCAATTTTAACTGTATTATTAAAATACTTTGTCTCAACATTTTCAGAGAGTTGTTCAATATCAAACTGAACTTTTCCTCTTAATCCCTCAATAGTATCATTGACCTTTACAAAGTCATCATCAATAACACTAAAAGTTTTACCAATCCAAGAGAAATCTGGGACTTCATTTACTTCATTAACCCATTTTGGAAACTTAGGGATAGATGCCTTTACTGCATCGATAGCTTCACAAATTGCCTCAATTTCTGAGTCATAATATTTAACCTCTGGAAGGTTCGCTACATCCGTTTGAAGACTATCAATTCTGTCTTCGATAGCATCAACCTGCTCGTCATAGTATTTGACCTCTGGTAAGTCCTTTACTTGCTCTCTGACGAGATCAATTTGCTCACATATTGCTTCTACTTCTTTATCGTAGTACTTTACTTCGGGAAGACTACTGATCTTTTCGGATAACTGTTCAAGTTCCTGATCGTAATACTTTACTTCTGGAATATCAGGTATATCTTTTCTTACGTCATTGATAAGACGTATAACTTCTGTAAGATCTATTTGCGGTTCTTCTACTTCTTCAACAGTTTCTACTATCTCTTCTTCTTTCTCTTCAACAATAAAATCTTGAACAGAAGGGAGTTCCTCTGCATTCTCTTCTGTTATGAAATCTTCAACTGATGGAAGGTCATTGTTGACAAAATCATCAATAGAAGGCAAGTCTTCTTTGGACATTTTATTAGTAACTTAGATACTTCGGGATTTCTCTCCCAAGATTATTTAGGATCTTCTTTGAGTCCATCCTTTAACATTTTTGCAAGATCCGCTGTTGATCCAACAAATAAAGCATTGTTGACTGTGGATGGACCTTTTATTTGCTTCTCTTCTTCTACATCTTTCAGTTTTTTCTGAAGATCCATTAATTTATCAGTTGCATCAGCTACGTTTTTTATTAGTTGCCCAGCGACTTCATATGCTCTGGGCATTTCACTTTCTTGTGCAAGTTCAAGAATTCCATTAATTGCCTCTTGCCCCTTTTCTATGATTGAATATAAATTACCTCTTGTGTAATCATAATCTTTTTTTACATGATCTACTGTTTCTTTAATTTTTTCAACTTTTTTCTCTATGACTTCTGGTTGAATTAAATCATCATTAGTATTAAAAGTATTATTCAAATCTTCAAATTTGTTTTTCATGATTAAGTTCCACTAAATCCAAAGTCATCACCGACCTGAATCAGAGCAGTATCGGCAGCATTAATAACATGAACATCTGCTCCTCCAAGATGAGTTTCAATCTCTGTTCCATCTTGACCTCTGTTGACAGTGATCTTGTTACCACTAATAGATTTGATAAACATCTCCTCCGAATCAATAGCAATATAAGATCCCTTAGTTACCTTAGTACCATCTGCAACTTCAAATGTTTTGGATGTTTTTGTTATATCAGCAGCAAGGGTAGTTGCAGCATCACCTGTATAATTTTTAATTGCTCTAGGCTCAGTAGAGTAAGTCCTCTCTCTGGTGGTATTTGCGGTGTTCGTACCAGTAAGATAACTGATCGATGCCTTTTTAATAATATCCTTGGTTGCAGCAGATGCAGGACCAAACAGATATGTCTTTGCGGTAAATCTTAATGTATAAAGAAGAACTCTTCTACTAGTAAAGTCTCCTTCATAATCATCTTGCATTGTGATATTTTCCAATACCACAGGTATATCTCTTTTTTCTTGAAGAGACTCAACCAATTCAACTGATAAATTATATGCTGGTTGAAAATATGGTAAAATTTGTTCTACAATTTGAAGTGCATCATCATTTAGCTTACACATGATAGAAAGTTCAAACTGCATGTTGTAAGGAACTGGCATATATGCCTTTTTGGTCTCTGTTCCATCAGTAGGATCTTTGACTATAAATGTTTGAGTTGTTGATACTTTTCTTGTAGGATCATAAGTAAGACCAGTAAACTCAAATGACATTCTTGGCAAAGTAATGGCAAAGGGTTTATTCAGATCTGGAGATTGCTCCAATCTTGCTAGAAACTTCTGAGTTGGTCCATATGCCAAAGGAACTTTTACAACGCTTACTACGTTATCGGAAGAGTCCTCATGCTTAATATTAATATTATTGAAAAGTGTACCAAAAGATATAATGGTCCTCCTCAAAATTTCGTTGTAAAAATATTCAAACATTTTTAAATCCTACAATATCTTTATATTAAGATATTTTTATTTATGGCATACCGAATGGGTTCTGCTCAGAGAAGTCTATGATAGAATCTGCTTCAGTCTCAATGTTAATATTATCTGCAAATCCATCGTCAGCAGGTTGAGTATCTACAACACGTAAAGCATAAGATGCTCCAGATGTTTGTCCAACGATATCTTCTCCAATAGTGAATTCTCCAGTGACTGTCCCAACTTCAAGAACAGTTGTTGTTGCATTCCAAGTTCTAACTCTTGCTGTTGTTCCACTTGAGGATCCAGTGACAATTTCATTAAATGCAAATGTTCCAGATCCAGAACTTTCTGGACTTCCGACAGAGATTGTTGGAGTAGTAGAATACCCAAGACCCGCATTAGTGATGTGAATGGCAGAAATAGTGCCTGCAGTGCTTACAATTGCAAGAGCAGTTGCAGATGCTGTTGTAACACCAGATTTAAATACTTCATTAGTAAACGAAATAGTAGGAGATACGGTGTATCCTCCACCACCAGAGGTAACCGTAATAATACCAACAACGCCATCTCCAATTACAGTTGTAGCAGCTGCTCCAGATCCACTCTGTCCAGATGGAACAGTGAATTTAACTGTGGGAGCAACTGTATATCCGGTTCCAGCATTTACAACATTTACTGCCTGAACCGATTGTAATTTTTCATTTGCATTAAGGTTACAAACATTTATTCCACCAATCATAGTGGCTACACCGACTGCGTTTGTTCCTCCTGCTGGAGCTGAAGTCACTCCAACCGTTGGCACTACACTATATCCTCCACCTCTATTTGTAATACTAAAGAATCTAACTCCTCCATTTAAAATAGCAGCAGTTGCTGTTGCTGTTACGCCAGAACCGACCAACGTAAGAGATTGTGTTGGTCCTTGAATTGTACTAATACCATCATCAGTCTGACCATCATAATCCTCACCAATTAAATTATTATCTACTTCTTCAATACCAGTTGCGATAACTTCGTCCTCAAGACGGAAGAGTTCGCAATATAATTCATAAACGTAGAGATTTTGTAACTGATAATATGGTTTTGCATATTCAATGTCTTTAATCTCATAGATCCTATCATCAAGAGGAAACCAAATAAGATCTCCACTTTTTGGTCTAGTCGATAGTTTTACATTAGCTTGATCTTCGATTAATGGCGTAATATAATTCTCAAATCTTTCTCTAGAAATAATAAGTCTTACTTCATCTCTTGATTCAATTCCAAACTTTGAAAGAATATTACCCGCTCCAGAATATTGATCATAGTTATCAACATATGCCTCAAGAGGAAGTGCCATGTCAAATTTTGATTGCACAACCTCTCTTATAACAGTGTTCTCCGTCATATATTTTCTAGGGAGATAAAATATATCCACTCCATATGTTCGGAGTTGTTCATTGATTAAATCCTGAACAAGATTTTGCTCCGATGATGTTCCTTGCGTAAAAAACGGATTTAACACCATGATATTAACCTATGAAATCTAATGGAGGAAGTTCATAGGTATTTGACATTTGCTCCCTAATAATTTCCAAGTCCTTTTCTGCATCATCATAAA